CAGTTCAGTATTGTCACTGCTTTTTCTCACCACACCTTTGTTGTAAAACTGATAGGACAATCCCATTGGCAGTTCACTCATCACATAGTACACCAGGCAGTTTGTGATGTAGGTGTCCAGCAGATCTGATTCATCAGCTGTCAGGTTTCCTGCATCAATGCCATCCTGTAACCTGTTGTAAAGTCCAGTGCCTAGTGCTGGCAATATGTACATGTCCTGTGCTGTCAGGATCTCAGGCAGGATCAGTTTCTCATCCACATTGGCATGCAGCCCTGTCCTTTCTTTTATAGTTTTAACCGAAATAAAAAGTGTATTTCTGCTCATCTTATTTATCTTTTTTTATTACAACATTACTCACCCATGTGTGTCTACAGCTAGGGCTATGCTCTCCATTTGGCATTGTCCACCAGCCACCTCTCCGATCAAACACACTGTAGCCCAGTCTCTCACTAAGCTGTTGGATGTCTGATCTGCTGTACAGCTTATTCATAGCCATCAACTTTTTACAGAATGATCTGGATGTGGCTGAATTGGCTTTTGCACCCTCTGCTGCTAGTTTCCTATAGTCCCAGTCATATTTGTACATCAATTTGAAACTGGTAGTCTGTGCAGGCTCACCAGGTGTCAGTTTACTCAGTGGCTCTTTTGCCTCCCTTTCAATTGTACCACCTACCACCTTTGCTCTAAGTATGCCATTCTCCACTAGTTTTTTCATCACCTCATTGATGATTATTAGATCAGTCTTTGTGACCTTAGCAATCACCTCAGGTGTGATCCTCTTATCTTTAGTAACTAGATCAATCACATTTTTTTCAATCTCACTAAGGATCACATCCTTAAATTCCATCATCATGATCTCATCATCACCCAACAGTTCAACAGACTTAAATCCTACATTCTTTTTTTTTAAAATAGCATAGTTGTCAGCATCCTCACCGAACTGAGCAAACACACTAAGCACCTCATCCTCACTGAACATCTGTTTGCTGAATGCTGCACTTTCCTCATCAGATCCTAACCAGGTGTTGATCTCATCATCTGATAAAGCATACCCACCTTTCAGCATTGCTGTGGCCTGATCCCTGGTGATTTTGCCCTTTGTGAACTCTCTGATGATTCTTTGCATGTTCTGCCATTCCCTGCCTTTAAGCCCCTTTAAATGCTCATTAACAGATGCAGCCTGCTGCTGTTCTACTGGATCAGTAGGCATGCCGTATTTAGTAGGATCAATGCCCATCTTTTCCAAAATCCACTCTTTAGGTGCTACCTGGGCAATAATGTTTTCACTGAACTCAAAGCCAATTGGCTCAACTGGCTGGATGTACATGTCCTGTGTTGCACCCTTTAACCTGGCCAACATGTTGAACACACTTTCCAAAAATTGCTGTTTGTCATTGCAGTATGTAGATTTGAAAATCTCATATCCATCCCTCATCTCAGTTCTAGTTCCCATCTTTCCAGGCTCACTAATACCAAACAATGATGGTGTAGTGATCTGATGACCTGCAAAGATGTTTTGCTGGATCATAGAATCAACCCTGCTAAAATCCTCTTTGGTCAGATCTGATGTGCCTAGATCCTCAACAATAGCCTTTCTGTCTGCACCAGTAACAAAGTTTAAAATGAACTTTTTACCATCAGCCCCAGTGAAACGCTTTTCAAAACGCTTTTCAATGTTGCCCTTTTCCTCATTGCTAGGCTCACCATTTGGTAGTGTGATAAGTTTACTGGCAGAAAACCCTGTCTGAGCATTGCCCAAAACATGCTTTGAAACCTCAATATCACTCAGGATGTAATTCAATGCACCCATGTAGCCAGGCAGTGAATAGGTGTCCATCCCTGGTCTGTATTCTTTAATGTACAGGATCTGTTTGCCCTGTCTTACCTGTGTATTGAATGCAGCTATTTCAATTGGCTTTTCTCTGCTGTCTTTCCAGTCTTGTTTGTACCAAAATGATGTATTGTCTTTGTTTGATCTGATCTTTGTATAATCAATGTGATTGACAGTTGTAAGCATGCCACCCACCTCACTCCAAATCACCTCCAGGTAAGCACCACCAAACACCTCAATGTCAATAGACACCTTTCTAGTCAAATCATTCAGATTCTCATAGTCATTGGCCTTTTTGATGAACATCTCAGCAGCAGGATCAGCCTCTTTGGTAGCCCAGCCATTGCCAGTGATGTAGTTTACTTTGCCTCTTACAATAGCATTGTGCTTTGCACTCTTATTGTACATTTCTAAAAGGTAGCTGGGATAGTCATTGTTGTTGCCAAATTCAATGTAGCCAGCACCTCTTTTTTCCATAAACTCAGGCTGCTTTGCCTCAGCAAAGGTCAGCATGAACATGTTATCTGTTAGTTTCATTCTCTTACTTTAAATGTATTATCTGTGTCATATTCGGTGAATGCAAAATTGCTATTGTCATCCAGCCTCAAAATGCCAGTCTCCAAAAGACTAGTGGCCTGGGCAGGATTTGTATTGTTTGTGCTAGTTTGCTCATAGATGTAGTATGTCCATTCACCTGCCAGCTTATTGTGGATCTCATGCTGGGCATCAATACTGAATTTGTTGTATCTGTCTTTGTGTGTAGATATGTCAGTATTGTTCAACTTCACAAACTTCACCACCTCATTGCTAGTCCTATTGATAAAATAGAATAAGTAATTTGGTGCAGCTAGTGTCTGCTTTTCTTTCAAAGTCAGGATCACACTACTGGTTTGGCCTTTTGTCAGGTATATCATATTGTTAAATAGCTTTTGCCGTATGTTTTACCACAAAAAAAAGCCAGCCCCTGAATAGAGACTGGCCGACTACCTACTATTGAAAACCACGAAAGCCTATGCTGTCAATCCAGCAATGATTCCGCTAGTCACCTCAGGTGCTAGTTCTTTCTCACCACCGCTGAATGTCAATGTGTAGCCATTACGGTCTGCCTGTGCAGTACCTGTTGCAGATGATCCAGCAGAAAGGTCTAAACCGTTTTGCTTACCTAACAACCAGTATTTGCCGTTTGCATCCTCAACTACAGCCATTAAATTGTTTTGTGCTAACAATAGAATTTCATTTCTAGTGTTTGCCTGCATTTTGTTTAAAACAATAGCCAATTCCTGTGCATAGAAAACAGTCCCATTCTGCACATTCGCATTGACATTCTCAGTCAATGAACTGCTATTTTTTACCAATTGATATTTATAGAATACTTTACCAGCTGCCTTAGTGATAGCAGTCACCACACCTGACACCTCAGTCACTGCTGAGACATTGCCAGTAGCAATAAACCAAACGGCTTTGATACCGCCTATGCTATCCTTACAATCTAGTGTATATCCTTGTGTTAAAGCACATGGCATATTTTTAAGATTTAATTAGTTTTTAAAATAGGGCAGGAAACTTAATTCCTGCCCTGTTAAATTTATACAGTGAACTTTACGATTTCCTCAGGGAAAGCATATTGAACACCCATTTTGAATTTAGCTACAAAACGGATTTGATCAGCCTCCTCAGCATATTTGATGCTGAACTTAGTTTCCTCATCTAAAAGATCAGTGCCTAAGAACATGTTAGAAAGACGCATTGCATAGATCTTGTTTTGACCATTTAAGCCTGCAACTGCAACAACTTTGATTGATGTGCCAGGTAGAACAAACTCGCTGTCAGCCTTACCATCAAAACTGTAGTTGAACATGTTTGCATTCTTTAATGCAATTGTGTAAGTGCGGAAAACATCCTGACCACAGAAAATAGTCATGTCATCCTTTGCAACAACCTGTGCAGGGATTGCTTTGTAAACTGCATCAAATACAGCCACAACATTTGCAGCAGTGATTGCAGTTGCCTGTGTAGCAATGTAAGTAGTTGTGTTTGCATCAACTACAGTGTTTGCAGCACCGATCAACTTAACAAAGCCATCAAACTTATTTAGGTTACCACTTGCAGATGCAGTATCACCCTGCCAAATAGCAGTTTCTAACTGTGCAGCAATTTTCTCAGCCTTTCTGTTTGAATAAGCATCAGCAAAAGCTAATGAATCATACTGGCTGCCAGCTGGTAAAGCCTTTTGTAAATATGTTCTTTCTAGATCAATAGGACATAAAGCCTCATTTACTTTGATCTTACCAACAGTCAATTGACGTTGTGTGAAAGATGTTGTGCCACTTGCAGTGAATCCGCAAGATGATCCGTCTAAGAAAAATGCATCAGTGTCCATCACTGCGATTTTCTCGCTTGACTTAACTTCCACTAAAACATTTCCTTTTGATTTGATTAAGTCAGCAGTCTTGCTACCTAATACAGATGAAACTACTAAAAGATTCTCATTCTCTTTGGTGTAGTTTGCTAGGGTTGAAACATCAAATGCCATGATATTTGTTTTTTATTTGTTTTAAAATTGATTACTTGTTAATGTTCTTTGCTATCTCTAGGAATCTGTTGATTTTTTCAGCCTTAGATTCAGCATGTTTGTTGAAAGAATTTTTTGCTGGTTGTGTTGGTGCAGCTGATGGTGTGTTGATTAAACCAACAATCACATCAGATAAGTCACTCACAGCCTGAGAAAACTTTGCATCTGATTCAGATACTTTGCTTTCAAATGCAGCCTGGGCAGCTTTCAATGATGATAGTTCTGCCTCTAGTTGTGCGATTCTCAATTCAGCCTCTGATGGCTCTGCTGGTGCAGGCTCAACAACTGGCTCAGATGCTACAGTCACAGCAGTGATGATACCCATGTCATCAACAGTGATCTTTGTGCCATCTACTAATTCATGATCTCCAGCAGGTGCAGGCA